GCTTCAGTTGCCGCGTTTTGCCCAAAGTAAACAGACGTGAGAGAGCTACATCCGGCAAACGTTCCCATCCCAATATTTGTTGCGCACGGAAAGAACAATGATTGCAAAGAAGTGCAGGCAGAAAACACATATTGTTCTATAACTGAAACATACGGGAAATTCCCTAAGATAAGATTCTGACACCCATTTAAACACCCATCTTGTAGTCTCGTAATTCCTTTTCCTCCGACGATAGAAGTAATTGGAGTCCCAGGGTGCTCGGTATCTGGATTGAATATCATCCCAAAACTCGTAACTGGAAGTCCGTCGAGAGTGTCTGGAATTATAACGTCAAGAGAAACAAAGCTGTAACCCGTCAGCGTCACTTCGGTCGCCGTCTTTGTCCACGTCCAGTTTGTGGCCGATGCGGGGTTCTGCCATGCGGTTGCGGCCAACACCGCCGCAGCGTTCCAGGCGTTCGTCCGGCCCTGGATCACCTGAATGGACTGTGCCAATGCGTTGCTCGCTACCGCAGTTACATTCGTTGCAAAAGTAAAAAGCCCAATGGCGTGGTTCGTGTTGGCCGATGCCACCTGCGCGATGCTGTTGGTCAGCGTTGCGTAGACGGCGAGGACGTGGTTGGTTGCGGCAAGGTCTCCTGCCATGCTGAGAGCGCGGTCTGCGGCAATTGCTGCTGCGTTGGTTGCAATTGCATATGCGTTGTTCGTGATCGCGGTATAGTTATTATTATAACCAGTCGTACGTGCCGCTATTTCGTTGGCGATTGCTGCGGCATTTGTTGTGTCAGCAGCCGAACGGATGTTTGCTTCATTCGCGACAGCAGAAATAGCAATAGTGTCAACTTCGCCTGTAACCACCATATAATCAGACTTCATTGACCCATACCGCAGAGATTGTCCAGTGGAACAAGTCGCAACCAACGACACCAAAAACGTTACTAGGTACTTTTTCATGCTGGAACCTTTAATTTGGCGATCACTTCATTCAGTGCTGTAACCACATCATCAAACGTGGGGTCGTCCAACTCTGAAATAGCCGAGAATACGCCAGCTATTTCATTAAGAACATAGGCGGATATAACAGCCGTGTCTATTGCAAGTGTAGCCACCTGTGACCACGAACCAGCCGCTTTTAGGTACACCTTGGCTGAAAGCCTATCTAAATAGTGGTCTCCGTTGCTACCGAGGCCAGATCCGGGTGCACCATTGTCGGAGTACCACGTTGCACCATCCGCACCTGTATTTCCGATTAAACCCGTTGTACCCCTATCACCAGTAGCACCCTTGTCACCAGTGTCTCCTTTTGATCCGGTAGACCCTGTGTCACCTTTAAGTCCAGTAGCACCCGGCCACATCGTCAACCAAATACTGTGTGTGGTTGAAGCCACACCAACACGAAGTAGTGGTTGAGAAAGTGAAGGTGTTTGTGTAAGGTATCCATTTATACCCACATACACTGGACGACCAACAGTCCACGTCCAATCTTCATACGAAAGCGTACCTCTTTGCTGAATAGAAACCACTGCTCCAGCAGCACCCCCAACACAAACTCCGATACACGATGAAACACTTCCGGAATCGGCAGGTATAACGAGGTTGGCGTGTCCATCAGCGTCAATACAAACCACGGTGGGTTCCGTTATGGCGTTAAACTCAGCTGGTTGACCATTCAGTGTATTAGCAATGACCAATGAGCCTATTTCAACTGCTGTGTCAACCGGTATTGGTGCTGTGTTGTTTAATATGTCGATAAAATCGTTAGCAACCATAACCGACTCATACTCGTCCCAAATAATGATGCGGAACTTCAAAGAGTATGCATTGGTGCTATGTGAAAAAGCGGTAACCATAGCCGGGGTGGCCAGTTCTAACTCGCCGACTCCACCCGCCGTAAACGTCAAACACTGCGCTACCGTAACCCCGTTACGCTGAACATACATTTGATAGTACTCAGGGGAACCCGGAAGAGGTTGACCTGTAGAAGAGGCAAGGGTCACGTCAACTAGCTCACGCGAACCAATAGAACCACTAGCCGTAAGCTTCTTAGTTACGGCGTTTATGTTTAGCGTTACAGCAGTAGCCGACACGACCCACCCCTTGTTAGCTTACAACAATCCCTTTTTCGGAAAGCTGTTCCCGCATCCACGCGATAGTGGACTTGGACTTTACCGTGATACCATTCTTGGCACACAGTTTCTTGAGTGTCTCCTTCACGATGGACCCGTCGCCATCATCGGGGGGAGGCTCAATATTGGCGGCTTCATCCTTGGCAGCATCAACTACCAAAGGACTGACCACTTCGGGTGTTACGGGGTGAAAGTGCTCCGGAACCTTGGCGTCGTTGGGTTTTTCAACCACGTCGCCAAGATTCCAGATGCGCTCTTCCCAATAGCATTTTCTTATGCAGATATGCTTCATGGGGCACATCCTTACTCTGTCGGATGCGTTTTCTCTACCTGCGTGGACAGGAGGGCTTGCCATGCACCAGCGGTAAGGACAGCCGTACCGATGATGTAATTGACGCGGAGGTAACGTTTGGCACCAAGCGGAACCTTGATCGCCGTCACTTTGCCAGCCGTCTGGGTGGAGTAAGCGACTGCGGGTCCAGTCCAGAGCGTAGTTTCACCGCCATTGGCGGCACCAGTCTGCAACTGGTACTGGATGGTCGCGGAACCTGCCGAAGCGAGAGCCGTCTGCACCGAAATGATCAGCCACAGCGCGTGGGGAATGGCATCCCCATACGTTGACAGAAGATCAATGTCGACAGTCGATGCATGTGTGTCGACAGTCGTTTCCGCCTGTCCATCACTGAAATAGAGATCGTTCTCGGTAATCATGGTCTTTCTTCTTTCTTTTGCAAGTCCCTTTCGGAGTTAACCTAGGGGACTATTGTTGTGAGACTGTTACACCGACGCGCAAGCAGATTCGGTTGACACCAACGCGGAGCAATGCCGAATTGGGATGCCGCGGAACGTCAGGACCGACTGACCGTCAATGTCCTTGTACGCAATCGCGGCATTCTTCACCACCGCGTAGGACTGGAGGTCCAAGTAGGTGATGATGTCGTTATTCGCGTAGATGCACCACCGGGTGGCCATCGGCGTCGAATCGGGCGCAGTCCCGGGGTTCATGTACGCGCGGACCTTGTTGTAAGCAACGATCAGCAGGTTCATGACATCGGCCTGATTCGCAGCACCTGACGCAAGAGCCGACACGTCAATGTTGCAAATACGGCAGGCAAAACGCCAGTCGCGAACGGACAGACCGACGTCCCAGTCGTAGGTGTCAACCGCCGCGTAGTACCGGTTGCCGTCGATGTCCAGAACCGGAACGTTGTCACCCTTGTTCTCGTGTCGGATGCCAGCCTTGGACCCCTTGGGGTACAGGCAGTGGATCGAACGAGGACCCCACCCGACGAACCAGACCGACGTATTGGTGGCCGCACGCCCACCGCCATCGATCACGTTGTACGTCGTGAGTTTGTCATTCGTCCCGCCGTACTTCGGGTAGCGAGGAGCCAGCCCCGTGAACTGATCGACATTCACGCCAGCGTTCCCGTAAAAGAGCGTCGTCGCAAACGTTTGGTTCATGGACTCGAAGAACGGCCACGTCTCGGAAAGACGCCACCCGTTGGGGTCGGACATCCGCTGGAGCAGACGGGCATCGAGTTCACTCGACGCACCAATCGTGCCACAAGCATCCGAAACCTGCGTGGTCGTTGACTTGCTGGCAGGGTACCCCTTATACAACCGCATCCATGTGGCAGTGGGCAACCCATTACGAACGGTGGTGATGTTCTGCATCCCATCGTTGCACTCGATAAAGTGCGCATCGACCAACACCATGTTGACCTGATTGTAGATTTCCGCGATCTGCCGTTCGATGCTGTTATCGGGCGACGTGCGCCGTGCAACATCCATAAGCGTCGCGAACTTTGCTTGACTGGCCATAACCTATTCTCCAGTTTGTTCACGACGGGGTTACCGCCGTAGAACCATTACCCGGTCACTACTTAACCCAACCTGCAGATTTCGCGAATTGTTGTTCTGCCGTTTTAACCTCCGCCTTGACCCCTTCGTGGGTTCCCGGCGTCCCATCTTCGCGGGTGGCCTGACCGATTTTGGCCATTCCGCGTATGAAATCTGGATGATTTCCCAACTGTTCAAACATGAACTTGACCAGTGTGGGGTCTTTGAAAACTGTGGTGATGCCGCGTTGGGCGTTGACGTAATCGTCTTTCTTGAAAGTCTTCTCGCACTCTGCTCTGGACGCACGATTCGCTTCCAAGATTTCCGTCTGCTCTGCGGTGATTCGCGCACTCTCCGCCTTGCCAAACTCGTTGATGATTTCCTGTACGGCTTCCGGCTTGAGTCCGTGTTTGGCAAACACCGGGGCGACGGCTTTCCACGTGGGGGTGTCTAGTGTGACACCCTCTGGCGGTTTCACTTCTTTGTAGCTCTCGATCGCCTTGTCAGTGGTTTCCTTTTCCAACTTCTCGGTAGCCGCTTTCTCTTCTGCCGTGGGTTCCTTCTTTTCATCTACACCGGCCTGTAGAGCGGACTTCTCACCCTTTTTCACCGTGGCCTCTCCCGTCTTCTCCGTGGTGGGGGTAGTAGGGATAGCCCCATCAGCAGCAGTACCCCCTGCCGCAGTTTCACCCGCCTTAAGAGGAGTACTCTTCTGAACCGTACCGGGGGCGAGATTGCTAGCCGCTGCTCCAGCAGCAAGGGCGGATTGGTCTGTTGAACCTGTGGGTGTGACTTGGTTAGCCATTAGCTACCTCCTGTGTTGTTGTATCGGAGTGTTGTACTTTCGCCTGTCTGGTCAACTCTTCGCGTCGTGCCAAGAGGTGCAAGTCAGGCGCAAATCGTTCTATGTCGGCAAGTGCCTCAAGACCCACATTTCTGCGGCCTTCGTTAAACGCCGACGCCATCGAGTCTTTTTGAACAAAAGAGGTGTGCAGTACCTTGCATCTTACAAACACCAGTTCTAAAACCCACTGCCTACCCTCTTCCGTACTCATAACCATACGGGTACGTCTCTCAAGTTCAGCCTCTTCCGTCTTAATTTCCTTTGACCGACGTTCAACTTCGGGGTTTGTCTCATGCATCAGTCGGTCCATGCGTGACGGGGTATGTTGGTGTGGGTTACTCATGCTGCTGCCCCCATTATCGATTGACGCAGTGCACCAAGCCCGGTATCAGGGGTCATCTTTGCCTGACCAAGATTCTTAGCAGCCTGTGACGCTGCAATTGCAGCTTCTTGCTGTTTTACGGCCTCTTGCTGTTTTGCGCGTTCACCACGTATAGCTGCCACTTCTTTAACACCGGGCACCACGTTTGCGGGAACCCCAAGAGACACAGCGGCGTGATCAAGTGCACCGTCGACATTAAGCTTATCTACGGCGTCCGGTTTGATAGTGGCCATCTGTGCAACGTACTGACTATACTGCTGTAGAGCTTGCAACCCAATCATTCTTTGCGCCGTAGCAAGCGGGGAAATGTACTTGACACGCAGATTAAGGGAGTTTCCACGTGCTACTTGGAGCATTTTCGAGGGTGGGGGCGGGATGAGTTTCTTCTCCCACGCCACCTGGAATACTCGATTGATAACACGATCAAGATCATTGGTCATCGACTCAACCACAGGCCCAAGATTGATCAACTTCTCTTGTTTCTTCTCGATGATTTCCTGCGCCGTGGGTGGGTTCTTGTACCCCATATCCGTGAACATCTTGAACAGGTCATAGTAAAACATGTTACGGATTCGGTTTTCCACAGTGCTGATCGCATTCTCCAGTGCGCCCAAGTCAGGCCGAACTTCGTACAGGGGCGTAACAGAGGACTTTCCAGCGGTCAAACCAGCCGAACTGAAATACGTGAGACTGCCGGGATAGGTGTTAATCAACTGACCTTTCAGTGTATCAGGAACTGCAAGTGGCGGGTCAACCACTTTACGGATGGCCTTTAGCTTGTCCTTCTCCATCTCTTGAAGCTGCATGCAGTCACCAAGGGATATCCTACCCGGACCATAACCGTAGTTACCAACACCGGGGGACTCCATCCAACGCGGACAAAGTATGGGGTTCCCCGAATAGTGGCGGATCGCGATTATACCCTCATTATCGTTGTCAGCCGCATTTTTGGGCAACCAATAGATGGAGCGGAAAGGAGCACCCATTATTTCAGGAACGTCAATGGCGTCACTGTTGGGTTCGATCAAACATGAGACGTTGCAAAAACCGTCGTCGTCCCGGTGACCTTTTGATACACTAATCAGTTTTTCCTGTATTGATTGGGGTAGGCTGTCTTTACCAAATTCGTCGGCAAGCTGGCTGTACGTCATCGAAAATTCGCGGAAAATAGTGTCCACTTGACCACGCTTGTTCAGTCCAATGGCGTAACTACCCTGATCAAGCATATATCCGTGAACGATCGATTCGTCATCTTCCACAACGATAGCGCAAGCCGTACCCCATACAGCCATATGCATATAGCACTGGTGGAAGACTTTGTACATGTTCGACATAGCGAAAATACGCATCAGGACGTCTTGCACGTAGTCGAGCCAATCACGGATTTCGGAAACTTCGTACATCCAGTCATACGGAACGGTGATGCGGAACCAAGGGGCTGAGGGGGAAGTAATACCGGCTTGCATTCCGGCTGCGAGAGTCAACGCCGCGTTGGTTGGCATTGAGTTGATAATCTTGCCATCGTGCCTTTGACCCTGTGCGTCTTGCTGACTAGTGGGGTCGTTGCTTAGAGACTGCCCAATCTCTGGTAGGATATAGTCACGAAGATCCTTCATGATAGGCTCATACGACGAGCGTTGCAGAAGCAAAGCTTCGGCACGTCGCACAACGTACGTTTTAATATCATGTTTGGATGTTTTCGCCATATTAACCTAACGTAGCACTCTTGGGGGTGGACGTGTTGGCAAACCCCGACTTAGAAGTCATCATACTTTGATTGTTCCAAGTCGACTGCAACCCGCGCATCATTGCCATTTGCTGTACTTGGGAAGACTGTGACGCTTTGCTGGCTTCATCCAGTGACTGTAAAGGGGCAATTGGCGGTGCCGGGGGCGGTATTTTGGGGTTTTTCTGCCTCATTAACGTAGCCCCCCCCCGCACCGCCGCCGCTGCCACCGCAGCAGCAATAATTGCTGTTTCTATGCCCATAACAACTCCTTACCCAGCCCGTTTAATTGGTTCACCACGAAGATAATCGTAGTTGTCGTTTGCCCTAAACCTGCTATTTCCACCACCAGTAATCGCAAACGGAAGGTCTTGCGTAATAGTGGGGAAAGATATACCCATTGATTTGTCAAGGACACGGGCAAGACAATCGAGCATGTCGTCGTGAGACGAAACCGGGTACATGGCGAATTCATCTGCAACAAACTCCGCCACCGCATCATGTGTTTTGCCATCTGCACCAAGGAATATGATTTTAGGTGGAAACCAAATTTTGGAACCGCTGAAAAGAGGAACTAACCCGGCAATCCGGTCAGGTTTGGGAACGTTACCACCATATGGAATAATAGAGAACCGATAATTATCTTGTTCCATGACATAGCGAATGTGTTCGATGTCAGCTTGGAGACCGTACTCTTCGTATCCAACCGAAATTGGTCTCCATTTGCGAACCAAATCAAATAAGCTCTTTGTCCGTTCGGTGAGGTTCATCTTATCACGAACACCATCAAGGATGTAGTAGTTTCCATCAGACGCAGTGCCGACAACCCATTGTACCGTATAATCCCCAGACTTCTTCTTCTTGGAACCGGAAGGGTCTACAAGGATGTACCGGTTGAGAACCTCTGGATTAACAGTATTGGTGTGTTGAATGAACCAGTCTTTCTTAAAACCTTGATTGGAAACTGCAACGGGGTTTAGGAGCATTTGGCAAGAAAAGACGTATTCACCCATCAGGGCCAACTTATCGTCTAATGATTTCTGAGAAATAAGAACAGGGTCACCGTCCACAGTACCATCATCAGTTGCAGGATAAATACGGACCGGAACACCACGTTTAATCAACTCATTATATGTATCAAGTTGATGGTAAAAGGTTCCAGTAATTCTGCGTATGCCACCATCTTGCCCAAGGTTTAGGGAAAGTTGAAACGCTTTGGTCGTCGTTTCGATCTGTTCCGGGGTGGTGACAGACTCTCGTGTGACTACATCGTCGTATATCTGTTTCTTAAAGTGAGAACCGGTGGGTTGACCGTCGACGAGACCCCAAGCTTCGATGGTGCCCTCCTTGGGGTTACCATTTCTCCTCACCACTATTCCGTTATCCATGGACCATCTGGGAGAGTCAACTGCCGGGTCTCTGTACAGCACATCGGGAAAAATAGACTTGAGATACTTGTTGTTCTCAAACTCTATCTTGATTTGTGAAAGGAACTTCTTCGCAGCGGGACGGTTGTGTGAAAAGATACCAATCGTGACTTCGGGATCAATCAACACGTCCTGTATTGTCTTAGCGAACGTAATTATTGTCGACTTGTAATGTTCACGTGCCCACAGGTCAAGAAACCCGTCTGGATTGGCTTGCACTTCATCGCACCGAGCCATTACCCACTCACGTGCCACATCTTTCCGGTTGAGAACTATGACCAGCAGGAAGAATAGGTCATTTCTGGCCAACATCCTAGCTGCATCGACATCGTTGTCCACAAGGACACTGTTGTAAAGCAGCATCCTTGCGTCCAACGACTCTTTGGTCAAATCAATCACGACAGAAGTTCCTTAGTTCAAGGGACGGGTATCGCGGTTGATGCAGTGCACCCTGTAGTACCCAGAAGTCGCGCCATTCAGTCCACCAAGGGAAAGGATGTCGCCGTATTCAAGGTCCGGGTAGGGTTGGGAAAACGTCCAAGACGCCGCACCACTCACGTTGGTCAAACCACAGAGAATCCGGGTTCCGCCGATCAAGTCGCCGTAGGTGACAAACACCGTATTGGTCACCGTCGCGGGAAGCTGTCCGACTGCTTCGATCCGGGTGATACAGGGTTTTTCGTAGCGACCGACCACATAGGTCATGTTGGTCGCGGTGATGGTGATCGGAATTCGGTACGAGGGATCCCCCGCCATCGCCAGTGGCACGATGAACAATGCAACAATAAACAGTGAAATGAACCTCTTCATGGTGTAACTCCTTGCTAACTGACTTGAATTTTTGCAGGGATAGCCACCTGGCCACCCTGCTCGTTACCTACGGCCAAGCAGTCAATACCCCCATCATCCGTAGTAGCAATCTTCCTTGACTCTAGGATTTCATGTACCATCTTCATACGGTTGTCCAGATCAACACTGTGTACATGGTTTATTTCACCCCCAAAATCAATCTGCTGCTTTTCAATATACCCCCTACCCTGCCCCTTGCATTTGAGTAGGAAGCATACCGCCCAAGCCTCCCCATTCTTCACCGATCTGTCCAGCATACTTTCAGCCGTATCAAGGCGTGTTTCGGTACAGTCATAAACCACTTCCTTGAGTTCGGGGTGCTTTGCGATGTATCTGGTTATTGCCGATCTGCCCACCCCCAACGCCGCTGCAGCAGGTGCATGATAACCATTGTGCTGCAACAACACTTCACCTATTTCCTGTACACTATACTTGGACAAATTTTTGGGTTTTCTGCGCTTCATGTATGCCTCCACCTATGGCCACCCGGTAAATATATACGTATATCAAAGAGAAGAAGATATACTCATAGAGGTATACATACGGGTATATATATATCAAAGAGAAGGGATTCCTTGGGCGCGTTGGGTCCTTCGCGCTTCGGGGGGTTACCCCCTACCCGCCAATTTGAGACCCTATCACCTGTTACGGGTTGCGGGTTGCCTGTTGCACGTTACCTTTGGTTTCTCGCCCAACATGTCGTCTCCGTTGCGGTGGTTGCGCGTTACCTTTTTGTGGTGTGTTTAAGTTACCCACACACAGTCTCACCCCTTGTCTTCCACCCTTATTACCTTCACCCTCTCACTTTCTGTTAACCTCGTTCTAACCTAACCTTGCTTACATCCTCTTAGTCCGGTTGTAACTGCTGTAGCTCCTCTTGGTCCTCCGTACCTCTCCTCCTACTGGTCCTCTCGGTACCTCTTCTCCTCTTACCTCCTGACCAAGACGCGTGTGCTCTCGCGTACGTGCGCACGAGGGACAAAGTGTGACAGGTTGACACGAGGTGTGCGTGTCACACTTTGTCACACTTGTCACACTAACCCTATGC